TCTTCCGATCTGGGGAGAAGATGACCGGCCAGTTCATTATGCCGCCAATGGTGCATGACGTCACAGTCGAATATGTGCGCCCAGACGGTCGCGTGCAGATTGAGGCGGTTCCGCCGGAAGAGTTTCTGATCTCCCGCGAGGCCAAGTCGATCTCTGAGGCGTCATACGTCGGACACCGCCGCATCATCACAGTCTCCGAGCTGGTGTCGATGGGCTACGCTGAAGAAGACGTTGAAAATTTGGCGTCGGCTCACGACGACATGAATATGAATGTCGAGCGCCGCACACGGAACCCAGCTCTGACGAATGAGATGAACGCGCGCAACGACGATGCGATGCGCAAGGTGGCGTACACCGAGAGCTACATCCGCGTGGACTATGACGGCGACGGCGTCGCTGAGCTGCGTAAGATCTGCACCGCCGGCGACGGCAACAAGGTTTTGCGCAACGAGGCAATCGACATGGCGCCGTTCTGCTCATTCTGCCCAGAGCCAGAGGCGCATGACTTCTTCGGGTTATCGGTTGCAGATGTGGTAATGGACATCCAGCGCATCAAGTCAAACGTCATGCGCAACACACTTGACAGCTTGGCAATGTCGATCCACCCGCGTATCGCTGTGACCGAGGGCATGGTCAATCTGGAAGACGCAATGTCGACCGAAGTCGGCTCGATTATCCGGCAGCGCTCCGCCGGCCAGATCCAAGTCTTGTCGATGCCATTCGTCGGCCAGCAGGCGTTCCCAGTCATGCAGTATATGGACGAGGTCAAGGAGGCCCGCACAGGCGTTTCTAAGGCGTCTATGGGTTTAGATGCAGCAGCACTCCAGAGCAGCACTGCCGGCGCTGTAAACGCCACTGTAGCGGCCGCACAGCAGCACATAGAGTTGATCGCCCGGATTTTTGCAGAGACTGGCATGAAAGACTTGTTCAAGATCATCTTGAAGCTAATCACCACGCACCAAGACCAGCCGCGCATGGTTCGCCTACGCAATAAATTTGTGCAGATCGATCCGCGCGCATGGGACGCCGCGATGGACGTCTCAGTGAACGTGGCTTTAGGGCGTGGCACTGACACTGAGCGCATGATGATGATGCGTCAAATTGGTGAGATGCAGAAGGAGGCTATGGCCACAATGGGTCAAGTCAACCCGCTGACCGATATCTCCAAGTTGTCCAACACGCTCAAGTCTATGACCGAGCTGGCGGGCTTCAAGGACACGTCGCAATTCTGGAACGATCCGGCCGACTTCCGTCCGCCGCCGCCAGACAACAAGCCCGACATCAACGAGCAGCTCATCCAAGTGCAGATCCAGCAGATACAGGCGGACATGCAGAAGAAGGCGGCCGAGTTGCAGCTCAAGCGCGAGAACATGGTCATGGAAGACGACCGCAAGCGCGACGAGCTGGAGGCCGAGTTGTTCGTGAAGGCGGAGGAAATGCAGGCGAAGTATGGCACGCAGCTTAACGTCGAAAAGATCCGCTCCGAGCTGGCAATCAATCGCGAGATCATGCGCGGGCAGGTTGACGTGATTAAGGAGGCCGCGCGTGAAGAGTAAGCAGCAAATCATAGACGACGGCCGCCAGGCTGAGCGTCTCCTGGGTGACACTGATCTCAACCGCTTCATGGACGAGATCGAGCAGAATTGTTGGGCGGAGTTTAAGTCGACTGCGCCCAATGACAAGGACAGCCGGGAGGCTGTTTACATGCAACTGCGCGGCGTGGAAATGGTTCGCCAGACGCTGCGCGCAATGGTGGATAATGGGTCTATTGAAAAAAAGAGAAAATAGGTCCATAATAGGAGAATAGCTATGGCAGATAACAACACCCCGCAAGGGATTGGGTTGTCACAAGCACAAAATGCAATCAGCGCCATGATGGCACCCTCGCAAGAGGACAATGCTCCAGAGGCTGATGCGCTACAGGTCGAAGACACAGAATATGTGGAAGAGGCCGAAATGTCGGACGACGCAGCGGAAGAGCAATCTTTCGACGCAGAGGCCGACGATCTTGAAGGCGAAGAAGTCGAGGGCGAGGACCAAGACCAATCTCAAGAAAACGACATTCTAGCGGCTACGGTCGAAGTGGATGGCGAAGAGATCACGGTCGAGGAAGCACGAAACGGTTATCTGAGGCAGAGAGATTATACCCGCAAGACGCAGGCGCTGGCTGAGAAGACGAAAGAAGTCTCCGCAGTTCAGTCTGAGTTGGACCGGGAACGTGCACAATATGCTGAGCTGTTACCGCAAATTGCGCAACAGATACAGCAATCGGTAGAGGCCGAGCCAGACTGGGACACTCTTTATGATACGGACCCCGCTTTGGCCGCGAAGGCTGAACGTCAGTGGCGGAAACAGTTAGAGCAGAAGCAAATGCAGATGCAGGCTGTGACGCAAGAGCAGGCGCGATTGAACGAGTTGCAACAACAAAGAATGCAACAAGCGAAGGCGCAATTCGTGGAACAGCAGCGGGAAATACTCCCCGACCTGATCCCCGAATGGAGGGACGCAAAAGTGGCAGCGGAAGAAGCTGGCCAAATTCGCGACTTTCTTCTGACATCCGGCTTTGCGGAGCAGGACATTGACGAAATGAACAGCGCGATGGTCGTTAAAATGGCCAGACTGGCAATGCTACAGTCGCGTGGAGCAACTCGAGCTGACAAGGCAAAGGCCAAGCCTAAGCCAGCGAAGGGCGGCAAGACGCTACGGGCAGGGTCACGCGGCACGCAACCGAAACCGAAAAGTGGTGCACGACAAGCGCAACAGCGCGTACAGCAAACCGGCCGCGTGCGTGATGCAGCGGCTGCCATCAAAGCCTTATTGTAGGAGAATACACAATGGCTATCGTAGGTAATACGTTCACATCGTTCGACGCGAAGGGTATTCGCGAAGAATTGTCCAATATAATCAGCAACATAAGCCCAGAGGACGTGCCTCTGCAATCCAACATCGGCTCCGAAAATGTGTCCAACACATATTTTGAGTGGCAAACTGATGAGCTTGCAAGTGCTCAGAACGTGCCAGTCATTGACGGCGACGATGTTTCCTCGTTTGACTCAACAGCGGCCACCGCTCGCGTCGGAAACTATTCGCAAATCGCGCGCCGCACAATGATCGTGGCTGACAACTTGGGCAACCAAGATTTGGCCGGTCGCAACGACGAAGTGAGCTACCAGCTCGCAAAGCGTGGCTCCGAGCTCAAGCGCGACGTCGAGCTGATTTTGACTGCCAACGCAGCCAAAGTTGCTGGCAACTCCAGCACAGCCCGCGTCACTGCCGGCCTCGGCGCATGGATCGCGACCAACACCAACAAAGCTGGTGATGGCACAGATCCAACCGCAGTAGACGGTTCCGACGCTCGTAACGACGGCACGCAGCGCGACTTGACCGAAGCAATGGTCAAAGACGTGATGCAGCAGGCGTTCACAGAAGGCGGTCAGCCATCCGTGCTGATGGTCGGCCCTTACAACAAGACTGTTGTATCTGGCTTCGCCGGTATCGCCGCACAGCGTTACCAAGCACCGTCAGATGGTCCAACAACCATCATCGGCGCGGCTGACGTGTATCTGTCAGACTTCGGCACACTGTCAGTGGTTCCAAACCGCTTCCAGCGTGAGCGTGACGCATTCTTGCTCGACCCAGAGTACGCGTCCGTCTGCTACCTGCGCCCGATCCAAGCAGTCGATCTTGCCAAAACAGGCGACGCAGAAAAGAAAATGCTGATCTGCGAAATGGGCCTCAAAGTGTCCCAGCAAAAAGCTCACGGCGGCGTTTTCGACCTTAACGTAAGCTAATATTGGTGGGGCGGCTTCGGTCGCCCCAACTACTTCTGGAGTGGGCAATGAAAAAACTTTTTAGCGAAGACAAACTGACCGGGATCAAGAAGTTCTGGCATGTGACCGACAAGGGCGAATATGTGCTCGAGACAGTCCAGCAGATGGACGCTATTCTGGACCAGAACAAGCGCGAATTTAACAGCGCGGACGAGCGGTGGGGCGAGAAATTAAACAAGGTGGCAACTCTGCCACTTTCGGTGTATTATCAGCTCAAGCGCGAGGGCATCGCAGATGATCCTAAGCGACTGGCGAAATGGATGAACGACCCAGACAATAGGGCGTTTAGGACGAGAGGCGGTAGACTGTGAGCATCACAAATTATGCTGGGCTGAAGTCAGCAATTAGCGACTTTTTAAATCGCGATGACTTGACCGCAGTTATCCCGACTTTCATCTCCTTGGCAGAGGCTCAGATAGCTCGTGACGTCCGCCACTGGAAGCAAGAAAAGCGCGTCACAACTTCCGTTGATGAGCGCTACGAAAATCTGCCAAATGACTGGATCGAAGTTAAATTTGTGGCGCTTTCTACAGGCGCAATGCTGGAGACAGTGTATCCGTCAAAAATGGCTCAGATGAGAGCTTCGAGCGACACGCCCGGAACCCCTAGATATGTTAGAATGACCGCAGACCAGTTGGAGTTTTATCCAACCCCAAGCGAAGCAACCGATATTTCCATGCTATATTATGCGAGAGTTCCGGCGCTGAGCGACGCAGATCCTACCAATTGGCTCTTGTCTGACGCTCCAGATGTGCTGCTGTACGGATCTTTACTGCACTCGGCCCCCTACTTATCTGAAGACGCAAGGGTTTCAGTCTGGGGATCCTTGTACCAGTCTGGAGTAGAAAAGTTAAATATTGAGAATACTCGAGGGCGCGTGACGGGTCCACTTAGGATGGGGATATCTCGGTAATGGCTACAACTACATGGACCCAGACCGCTGGAATGACCAGTCAGACCGAAGTGGACAATATTGAAGAGTTTGCGGACGCGGCCTTAGCGTCGAAGAATGCCGCTGCGGCGTCAGCAGCGGCGGCAGCGGCCAGCGCAACAAACAGCGCTAATAGCGCAAGTAACTCAAGCGCCAGCGCAACAAGCAGCGCAAATAGTGCAACTACCAGCTCCACGGCAAAAGACGCTGCGCTTGTCGCTCAAGCTGCGGCAGAGGCTGCTCAAGCGGCTGCTGAGGCAGTGGACGTTGTTACTGACGCGGCGATTGGAACCGTGTCAACTTTATCTGTTGGATCCTCAGCCACGGCATCGGCTACGGCAGCTTCGGGAACTGTAACTTTTGATTTAGGTCTTCCCACTGGCGCAACTGGCGCTACGGGAGCCGCAGGCGCAGACGGTGCGGACGGTGTAAATGGCGCAGACGGTGCGGACGGCGCAGACGGTGCAGACGGGCAAGGCTTTACAGGCGGATCGTACAACTCATCGACTGGAATAGTTACATTTACATCCGGCGACGGCCTTGGATTTTCGACGACCGACCTACGCGGTGCGGATGGTGCATATGCGTCTGGCGACTTAATTAGCACCAACAACCTTTCGGACCTTACAAGTGCGGCGACGGCAAGAACCAACCTTGGCCTTGGAACCGCAGCCACCACAGCGGCGACCGACTACGCCACAGCCGCACAAGGCACAAAGGCAGACACCGCACACGGCTGGGGCGACCATGCAGCCGCCGGATACACAACAGCAGCCGCCGCAGAGAGTAATGCGTTAGCTCTCGCAATCGAGTTAGGATAGATAATGCCAAACACATTTAAAACTTACACGAGTG